GATTCGAGTTGGTCCTGACCCACCCGTCTCGATCAAGGAAATGTAAGGCCCATCATCTCCATTTTCAGACGGAATTCTTGCTTTTGATCCGAGAAACAGTGACGTTCCAAAGACCCCAACTCCCTGCACCACCAGATACGCTTTGAGTTCGTCAAGCAGCATTAGAGCCTCACCCTCGAGAGATGAATCCTTCTCGCGATACGATCAGCCATATGTGGCCGACTCTCGTTTAGAACAGACTCCATGAACTTCCACTCTCCCACGGGGTGAAACGCGTCCGGATTTTCATGTACATATACCGCGTATGGTGCTTGAGTGCCTGTCGCAATTTCTACGCTGATCGTCCGACCTCTACGTTCAGGATCAAGAACATGAATCGAATTACGCAGATTTCCAGGGTGTGGAGCATTGTCCCGAGTGTCCACCGGCGTCCGCTTCTTCATCTCCGTCGCTTCTATCTGCGCTTCCTGATACAAAGCAGTCGCTACGCGGTCAGGATACTTCTCAGCAAACTTCTTCAGTGTGCCGACCATCTGTCCTACACCGCGTAGCGTTGCCTTAATCATGCCTTGAGATCCTGCCAAATCTCCTCGCCTATGAGCGGTGTGGGAGGAGTGAAGATAGAGTCAAGAAGTTCGAGCCATCTCTGGCCAATGTAGTCCCACCGAAAGGTCTGGTCTGAAATCCTTGACATCCCGAGGGATCCGACTAGCTCACGGTGTGACTTGTCCCGGTAGAGTGTGTCGAGCGCCTGGACAAACGCTTTTTCATCAGCCACTCCACCCACAACGTTCACCGTAGGGGAGAAAGTTTGGAGAGCGGTTGACGTACAAGGAACAAGAGCCGCCGCTCCAACTGCCCAATCTCCGAACGCAGACCAATCCGGCAAAATACACGGAACAGAACAGGCCATAGCTTCCATGGCCGGAAGCCCCATACCCTCGCCCTGCGTGGTGCTCATCAACACGTCAAAGCAGTTGTAGAGATCTCGCATCTGATCGTCGGACTTACCGTAGAAAACTTCCGGCTCGTAGATGATCGTTCGATCATGAATTCCGTAGTACTTTGCGAGGGACTCTACGTTGATGCTCTGGTCTCCGGTTGGTGCGGTGTGGAGAAAGAGATAAGCATCCCGAACGTTGTATTCGTGAATCCACTTCGCGAAATATCGGAGCGTAAGATCCCACCGCTTCCTAGGTTGATTCCGGTTCACATTACCAACGATGAACTTATCCTTGAACTGAGTAAGCTGTGCCCGCTCCATCGCCAGATCACGATCACACGGATAGAACATCTCCTGATCAACCCCGAGCCGGATGATCTCACCGCGACCAGCGAAGCCACCCTCTCTCGCTTCATCATAGGCAAATTGTGTCCAAAATACAGCAGCCGTGAGATCCTCGATCCACTTGCCGTCGAAGTGCTTGCCGTCCACCGCGATTGATCCGATGATGGGAAGGTTGGCAAACTGCGGATGTTCGTACTCGTGGTTCCTGTTTCTCTTCCGCAGAGTGGCCACGTAGTAAGGAATATACCATCCGTCCTGCTGGATCACGATGGCGTCGGGCTGGACTTTTCCACACATCCACATCAGCCGACCGATCCCGAAGACATCCCCACCGGCAGCAGCCGTATAGACCGGATAGGGAACGTCCGAGGGATCCCCCCGGTGATTGATCCCAAGGACCGTGACGTCATAATGAGGGTGGACCCTCGAGAGAAGTTCTCGAGTCGCTCGACCGAATCCACTGGGACAGTCTGGACTGTCTCCAATAAATAGAATCTTCTTTTTCATTTGTCTCTTAGCCCCACGCTAGAGTGTTCTTCTACAGCTTTCAAAATTCCCTTTACACCTGCTGTATGGCTTTCCCGTTCAATAATTTTGATCAACCAATCGATGTTATCGAATACAACAGAAGGCTCCGCACCAGATACCTTATTTACTTTTCGAAGAAGCTCACCGAGTTTACCACTCATTGCTTCTAACAATGCCTTGCGTGATTCGATGCTCCATTCTTTGATCTTCAAAATATGCTGTCGTTCTTCTTTAGAGATCATTCTCTTAGCCCCACGCTAGAGGGTTTACGTATTGTGCCCCAACAGAGCAATCACTTCCGGTCTCCACATATACTCAGACGCATCCCACCCACTGCTCTCGAGGAACGCACAGTCCCCACCCAAGAAAGATTTCCACGTTCCAAGCTTCTCAGGTATGTTGGGAATGAGGAACATCGGAGTCCCCAGATTCCCGCACTTGATCTCCTTCTCATTCCACAGAGTAATCCCATTTGGAAATCTCATTCGAAACAAGATCGGATTTCCGTTCGCCTTCGAGATAGCATCTCCCATCAAAGCCCGAGTCCCCGGCGCATACACATCGTCATCATCGATATGAGCAATGTATTGGCCCTTAGCGAACGGAGTAGCAAAATTCCGCTCCGTATGACCCCAATCTCCTCCCGGCTTGCAGTCGATGAACCGAGCTCGAGGGTCTCTCACTCGAAATCCATCGCTCACGATGAGAATCTCGTCCCCCGGCAGACACTCTATCGAGTTGAGCGTCTTAATCAACGAAGGTCGCCCAACCGTCGGAACAATGAAGGTAATCACGAGTTCCCACCGGCCAGGGCAGGAGCCAAGGACCGGCCAGGATAGGCCAGGACGCACGATCTCGGGTGGCCCTCTACCCCACTATTACCCAGTTTCCGGCCCGTTCCTGGGGCTTGCGTCATTGCGTGACCTCCACAGGCTGATGCCCGAATTCCTTTTGCAGTCCCCACTTCTTAGCGTAATTCCTCTGTGCGATGTTGAACTTCCGGTGGTGCTCCATCAGTTCTGTATGCGTCGCTACCTCGAGAGTAGAGCTCCGGTGATGAATGACTCCCGCTTGGACTTCTTCAGCGGTCGCATTGCGGGGCTTGGTTCCCCGTCCATCCAAACGCTGCAAGTAATCATCATCCTCGTAATACCCGTAGCCCGGTGAGATCTCTTCGTCAAACTTCCCGATCTTCTGAACACAAGCATCTCGAAGGACAAAGCAGGAGAATCCACATCCACCGGCCCAAACTAGATCAGCTTTGGAAGCCAGAAGCAGCTCGATGGAGTTGGGCGCAAACTCGATATCATCGTTCACGATGATACGTTCCTCTGGAGCCTTATCAATGAAAAAGTTCCATGACTCCGCGATACCTTTCGGGACGGACGGAGTGTGGACCTTGGCATCGATGTCGAAATCCCCGAGAGCCCGCATCAGCTTCTCGGAGTTACGCCCGTTGTTGATGATGTAGTAGGCGGTCGGCTTCACGTTACCTGCTTGGCAGGACTGGACCATCCTACGGAGAAGGTCGTAGCGTTTTAGGACGGGGACGCAGATGTTGATCATCAGCCTTTCTCCCCGTTCATCAAGTTCGTATCGATCACAGATGCCTTAACTTCGGTGACTAGACCTTCGATCTCAACTGCTTGCGGATATATGGTAATCGTTAGTCGCGCTGCTTCATCAACGTGGTGTCGAAATTCTACGTTCACTAGTTGCTGGACTTCTACCCCGTCGATCTCGACCTTTGTTCCGCCATGACCATAGAATCCAGGCGTGACCTTTACGTAATGTCCTTCTCGTACATAGCTCATACTGCCACCCCCACGATAGCAGACTGAAGTTTACGAACAGCCTCTCCAACCACCACCCCATGACGCTCCCAATACTCCGGTGTCCCGATAGACATCTTCAAAGCATTAGCTTCCTCAAACGTCGCGTCCGGTCTATGCCCTGCCCAATCGTGTGTAATCTTCACCCCGACCAATAAGAGATTTCCGTTAAATGCCGCCATAACATCACGAAGGAAAATATCTCCCCAGAAGATCCGAGGATCATACATGAACCCGAGGGTATCCACAGCCTTCCTCGAGACGATGCTGAACGGATAGTGGCTCTCGTTCATCGTTTGAACGCCGATGTTAAATAGTCCATCGGGGAAGTTGTTCGCCGCAGCGAGCACCACCTTATCCCACCCTGGAGTCTCGAAGATCATGTCATCGTTGCCAACCATCAGCACGTCGCCACCTGCCAATGACAGCATATCAAGCAAAAACTGAGGCGTGCTTCTATATCCATCGTGACGCGAACCGCGAAAGACTCCGCCCTTCAAGCGCCAAGGCAAGCTCTGAAGATATTCCCTGGTTTCAAGGTCGTCGTTGTCTATGCGGAAGATTAGCTCGGAACGCCCAGAAGTAGTCCGCTCGAAGGATGCGACCATCGTCTTTAGGCGTTCTACTCGCTTACGTGTGGGGACGAGGATGGAAATCTTACTGAAAGTCATACATGAGCCCACTGCTTACGGTTAACAATATAATTTATTTGTTGTTTAGAAATACTAGTCTCTCGAGCCAAAGCAGTTTGAGTAATTTCGCCGCTCGCATAACGATCACGAATTTGTAAAACCATCTCACGAGTGATCGGTTTACCTACTCTAGCGTGATGAGGTCCTCGAGTAGAACGGCATTCGAGTTATAATCACCCAAATACATGTGAATCAAATTACAGCAGATACCAATATCACACTTATGGAGAACTTGCTTATCTTCTGGTATCGGGCCGTATTTCAATTCCCACAGTACTCGACTGACAAGCATCATATGATACTTGGCAGACCCATCCTCTTGTTCGACTCGAACACCAATAGTTGGTCTGCCACGAGAATTAAGCCCACCAGTCCAGATCCAACATGACCCTAATGTCCACTTCTCAATAGGTGGAATTGGTCCATCCTCGTTGATAAACGAGTAAATCCGAACTTCTAATGGCACTTGCGGCCTAAGTGCCGACCCGTCTTTTCTATAACCGGTTGGCATCTTAGTGTCCAGCGTAAGTCAACGTGCTAGCTGCTGCTAGTGGCAACACACCCGCTTTAACTGCTGCTTCCTGCTGTTGACGAATGCGCACATCTTCATTCCACTCCGCTTTTGCCCACCCATGTTCCACGAGAAAACGAAACATCTCGTTCTTAATCTTGAACATGTCCTCAACAGTTGAACCATGTGGCCGAACAAGGATCTCATCACGATCAGAAAATCCAACTATCCACTGTGAGTCGTAATTGTAATCGACGATATCAATTCCACTCTCCTGAGGATGAGTCCACCACCTCGAACCAGGATATGGAATCCCAACTGCAAGATTGCAGCTATCGAGATATGGCTTAACGCTAAGCAGCCATTCCTGTGTCTCTCGCATAGTCTCGAGGGTTTCACCCGCCATCCCAATCACCAAGAAAGCAATGGTATAAAACCCATGCTCCTTAGCTCTCTTGACGGCGTCGGTATTTTGCTGAACCTTCGTTCCCTTTTGGTTTGCGTCGAGCACCCGCTGAGATCCTGACTCAATACCGAAGCACGTCACCTTACAGTTCATGAGCTTGAGGCTCTCAGCTACGTGGTCGTCCATCGTGTTGACCCGAGTATGGATCCTGCTCGCGAAAGATCCATACCCGAACTCCGCATTCACGGCCATAGCAAGATCTCGGAGCTTCGTCTTATGAAGCGTGTAAGTATCATCCTGGAACTTGAACATATGGACACCCTTGTCCATTACTTGTTTCATTTCCATGATAATATTCTGCGGAGATCGATATCTCGGCTTCTGGCCGATCCACGGTGTCGAACAATACGTGCACTTATAGGGGCATCCCCGAGTGCCGATGAGGCTCATGACCGGAAACTTACCAGCCCTGATGTTGCTTTCGATATAGGGCTTCTTCATGACAGCCACACCATCGTTGTAGATATGGTCGTCAGGCAGCAGATCCCACGCCGGAAACGGTATGGCGTCCAGATCCATGGCGTCTTGCTTGTCGCCGTAGTAGAACGACTGAAGCTTGCCTTGATTCCAATCGCTGAGCATCTGGAGCGTAGCCCGCTCTCCCTCCATCACAATGACCGTGTCGAAGAGCGGCGATGACCCGTCTTGTGCGCGATAATCCCGCCGGTTCGAAAGGACGCCCTTGACGTGATACTGCTCTTGTCTGCCAGCAGCTTTGGTCTCTTGAGGCTCATAAGAAGGGTGAGGGCCACCAGCCACTAGCAAAGCGTCAGGATTGCGATCGCGAATGTAGGCAGCCAGTTCCAGTGCCTCACCGAATTGAGGAGTACAAAAGCCAAACATATGGACGTCAGCATCCATGACGCTATCAGGAAGATGAATATTCCCTTCATAACGTTTGTCAAGCATCGAGGTGACGACAACATCATGGCCTTGATCCCTCAGAAGTCCAGCAATGTAGAGCACCCCGAGAGGGATATTCGTCTTGCTGTCCGCCAACCACGGAGACGACGGGAGAATGCAATGGATTTTCTTTCTCGGGACAGGAAGAATAGGGAGTCCCGAGTCAAGGATCTTCTCGCAGAGCGAGTGATCGCTCATCTGATAGCCGGACGACGCCATCTGAATCATCTTAGACATTGGTTCCTCTGCCTTTCCGTTGTCACCAGCTTGATTTGAGCTGGAGTGGATGCCGCAGTTTATAGTTCTACGCCAAACCGTGCCGACGAACGAGTTTCGGAAGTTCAATTGCTATGATCTCGGCTAGCTTACGACCATCGATGTTCACGACGATCGTTGAAGTAAGTTTGCTAACCTTTTGCAGCGAAACTGCTTCGGGTTTCGTCAAGAGCGGTGCGGCCAACGCACCGAAAAATCCACGGCGATTAATCATGATGGTTTCCTCAAACAGACATTACAGAACGAGTAGTTCTGCACAAAATCCCCACAGTAATCCAAATCTTCTTCACCCACAAACTCCACACCGAACCGCTCGGGCAGACTTTGCACGTATTGCTTCGTGTAAGGCGTGATCTGTAGGTGCTTCGAGGTCGAAATTTCCCAGTGCTCCGGGCTCTTGAAGTAGTCCGAGGTAATGAAAATATAACCACCTGGCTTCGTGACTCGAACCAACTCACGCATAGCCGCATCATGATCGTCTACATGTTCGATCGTCGAGATGCACATCGAGACATCGAACTTTCCGGTCGGGATAGGCGAGAGATCTTCGAGAGCCAAGTCGTAGAGCGGGAGCGAGACCTTGTAGTGCTCGCGCTGTGCATCAACCATCGGCGTTACGTCACCATACTTCATCGAGTCGATCTCACACAGCTTCGGGTAAAGCAGCGCAAGGTAAGGATCAAAGAAGCTGGCTCCAGCTCCAACGTCTACGATTTCCACGTCTGAGGGAATCCCGAGGTCGCTCAACTGCTGGAGCATCGATCCGTATTCCCAGAAGCGATGAGGATGCCAGTCGCGGTGAGGCACGCCGTTTGCGGCCATCGTGGACTGGAAGGTCCGCAAATCCGGGACGGCTGGCAGAAAGTCGTAATCGTTTGGATGCAGCGAACGGTTGTAAGGTCTCAATAGATCCTCGGTCCTTCGTAACGTGCCCACATCTCCTGTAGGCTTAGTCCTTGTTGAATAACCTGCCGATTCGCGAGGGCCATGTCCTTGTCCCCGCCGTGCTGTTGGTGAAAGAAGAGAACCTCGGGGATTCGTACGAACTCAACTCCGCTATTGTGGAGCTTCCATTGAAAGTGAGTCTGAGCGTGGCCCCACGCATTTAGATCTTCGTTCAGCCCACCAACAAAATCGAATGCTTCCTTGGTGGTGAGCCAAACACCAGTATCAATACAGGTGTAATCGTAGATGTCTCCCTGAATTTTGATTCCGTTTTTCCGCCACTCAGCTTGCTCGCAAGTTGCAAGATCAACGGAAAGATGACACCCGTTGCTGGTAACAAAGCTGTTCGGCTTCATCTCCCTAACGAATCTTTCCACCACATCAAAAGCCAGTAGATAGTCCGCTCGGGTAAAGAAGACCAACGGTGTTTGAACTTCCTTGACAGCTACATTCGTGGACCACGAGTGGGTCTTCGTCGGATCTTGATGTTTATGAGACTGCAAGAACACGGGAACCGGAAAGTCCAACCTCTTCAAGATAAGTTCGATTTCCCACAAAGGATCGTCGGTGTTGTTGTCCACAAAAATCATTCTCTCGACGGAGGAGAAGTCTTGTCTACGCACCGAATACAACGCAGCCTCGAGGTGTGCCAACGTAAGGCTACGAAAGTAGACAAAGCAAAGAGTGACTGGCTTCATCCCAATACCACCGTCATCGGAATCGGCTTAGTTGTCCCCGCATCCATGAACCCGCCGATGTTAATAACTTGACCCCTCGTCCCGTCTGCAAGCGTGAAGAGATCATCCACTTGAACACCCTCACCACCTGTCGCGGCGACAACTTCCGCCACGTCAAGCAACGTGATCGTGGCCATCGAGTGAACGGTGATTCCTTCCTTATTTCTAGTTGGGACAGACTTGAAGTCAACAATTCCATGCAGAGTTTTTACAGCCGGTGTCGAAGGAGGTTCACCATACCCATCAACAGAAGTGACTCGCTGATACGACACCGTGACCTGCAAGGGTTTGGTAATCTTATTTGCTGTCTTGATACCCGAACGGAGTGCAGTTAGAAGGCTCATTCGCTCACCACACCAAAGAGAGCCGTCTTTTCCAGTGTAATAACTTCGTCTGTGAACCAAGAGCTCGGCATCAGATTCCACACCATCTCAGGAATGACATGCTGCTCGATCATATCCTTGAAACTCAACGAGACGCTACCAGCCTTAATGGAGGTAAGACCCTGGACAATAACGTCATTATCGAGGGTGGAATCCGATGTCCCGAGGGCTCCTGCCAGTTCCGCTGTAGCATCCTTGAGATCATCCGGGATGACCGTGGAAAGAATCTCATTTCCATTCGCATCATACATCCCAGTTCGTGGCCATGCTAGCTTCTGAGTGGTTGTTGCTGGAGAACCGGTCCACGTGCTCCGAGTAATGTAGTAAGCGGCAACTCCACCCTTTGCTGGAACGTAAGTCACAAGTGGTCGCGCCATCGCATTCAGCACTCGGGTAGCCATCATCAGGAGAACTTCCTGATCGTCAGCATCTTCCCATCCGGCCACAGCCGTGCGGGTCTCGTAATAGGCCAGAGCCTCTGCCAGTGTGAGATAGCTGTTCGCGTTTGCCGCACCTGCGGTTGCTACGAGTGTCGCCATTTAGGGTGCCGTCGCTTTCTCAGGAGCGAATGCGCCGTAGGCCAGCACCGTTTCACTCCCATCGTCCATGCGCTTCCAACTGCACTGATAGGTTCGAGCCTTGACCGTATTCAATTCGGTATCCGTCAATGAAACGATAGCGCGTTGGGTATTTGAAGCCCGAACAGCATTGAACGACCCGATCAGAGTCGCTGTCTTGCTGAAGATAGCCGGATCGAGAGCTGTAACCGACTTCCTCACGTCGAAGAGAACTACCCACCCAGTCATATCAACAGGCAGCTCGTCGTCATCGATCAGCTCGAGGCGAAAGGTCTTATCCTCCCCGACGAACAAAGTGCCGCCGCCGCCGATGGTAATCGCGAGTGCCATTAGAGCCTTTCTCCGACGATATCTATTGCCGTCGAGTAGCTGCCAACCGATTCAATTGAGGTTGAATAACTTCCAACTACATCGATGATCGCCGGGCCACCAATGAACAAGCTTTCGGAAATTTCCAATCCCTCCGAAAGATTGACTTGTAGAACACTGAGTGAAACCTGAACCGTATCCGAGCATCGGACTGCTTCAGTAAGCGCCGTTTCTTCGGGGTTTAAAGTCCCAAGAGCAGCATCTGAAATCTTGAGAGACTCAACGAAGGTTGTTTCCTCGGGATCAAGCAAGCCCAAGACGCTATCAGCAACCTTCAGCGGTTCAGCCGCGATTACCGCCAGCGTCGTGGCGTTCGCTGCCGCAAACTCCGTGTCGTTTACCTTGGCCGACTCGGAGAGCTGAATCTGAAGCGGATTCAGACGCCCGACCGGGATTTCGTCAACAACCCGAAGGTTTTCTCCTACCTCGACCGACAGATGAAGTGACGCAGTAACCGTGTCGGTGATCTTCAGATTTTCCGAAGCCGCAGCCGACCGCTCGATAGCAACTGTAACCAAGTCAGCGATCTTCAGAGGCTCTGCTACGCCGACCGGTCCTAGTTCTAGTCCTGGAAGAACTGTATCTGAGACTTTCAGTGACTCGTCGATGTTTGCGGCTAGCGATCCGGCATCGAGCAAGGCAACCGATAAGCTGTCGCTGACCTTGATAGTCTCGTCTCTGCTAAGTTCCACCTCCCCGCTGTCGGCGACCTTAAGGCTCTCCGTAAGAGTCGCAATGAGATCACCAGCAAAGGCTATCGAAAGATTATCAACAACCTTCAGACTTTCCGAGGTGCTCGCCTGCAGCGTGATGGCAACGCTGACCGAGTCGGCAATCTTCAAAGACTCTGAAGGATTGACGGCCAGCCCCGAGAAGATGGCAGCGGACAGCTCCTCTGCGATCTTAATTGTTTCATCTCGGCTGATCTCGGCTTCACCACCATCCGAAATCTTTAGATTTTCTGTGATACTAGCAGTAAGAGTTTCACCTATAAGTTGCGCTAGAATCGGGCCATCAGTAATCCTGATAGGATTACCAAGTCCGATCAGCTCGACGAATCCTCCGTCGTCTCCCTTAACGATTTCCGAAGGGCTGCTCTGCTCTGGATTCAGAGTAACGAATCCTGTGTCGGAGATTTTTAGAGACTCGGAAGGTGTCGCAGACAGCGCGGTCGTGATCGCGGCCGAGACCTGATCGGCAACCTTCAATCCTTCAAGCGGAGTAGCCTGCTCAGGATTAAGAACAACGACGACACTGTCAGCGACTTTCAGCGACTCGAATAAAGATGCCGAGAAATCGTTACCGGCAAGTTGTGCGATGACTGGGCCATCGGTAATCCTGATCGGATTACCAAGACCAAGCAGGTCAACCCGTCCACCATCGTCGGCTTTCAGAGATTCCGAGGGCCCGCTCTGCTCTGGGTTTAACGTGACAGATGGTGTATCAATGACCTTGGCAGACTCTGTCAGGTCCGCTGTTAATGTCCCAGCGGCGATGAGAAGGACGGAGACCGAATCGGCGACCTCGAGACTCTCGGACGGAGTGGTCTCCTCGGGGTTAACACTGATGCTTGGAAGATCAGAAATCTTCAGCGACTCTGATGGAATTGCTTCCTCAGGATTCAAAGTAACTGAGGGTGCATCTGCAACCTTCAGAGACTCTGTCGCGCTTGTCGTGATTCCGATTTCAGCGCTGACCGTGTCGGCGATCTTCAGCGACTCGGACCGAATTGTCTCCTCGGGATTGATCGTGAGGCTAACAAGATCGGCAACCTTGAATGACTCCGACGGACCGACCGTAAGATCGTTGCCAACAAACTGCGCGACGACAGGACCGTCCGTAATCCGGATGGGATTACCAAGTCCGATCAGGTCTACACGTCCGCCTTCATCGGCCTTGAGAGACTCACTCGGTGTGGTCTGCTCCGGATCAAGGGTGAGGCTTGGACCTGTATCAAC